TAACTCCCCGATTATATGAAGGTATTGTACCCCAAAAGGCACCGCACCCAATTCCCCCAAATCCAATACATCCGTTATCTTCTCCTAAAATGCATAAATTTTTTGAAAAGCATGATGGATGGCCTGTAAATAAGGTGCCTACTGGTGATGGAAAAGCGAACAAAGAAGTAGAATCAAGAGTAACAACCCCTGATATTAAAACAGGATTAGAGGCTGGTGAAATTGACAGAGCTAAATCAGCAGAAAGGATTCCAGATGTAATTAAAGCAACAGAAGAAGATACAAAAGTGGTAAAAACATCTCCCCCAACAAAAGGGACAGCAAAAGCGCCAGATAATCCAAATGATTACAGGGATTCCGTATATGATCAAAAAATATCAAAATATTTTTATCTTAGAGATATGTGCTGGGCTGTTGTTTCTAAAAATGCACTTAAATCACAAGAAGGATTATCTATTCAACAAATAGTCAATAATCTTGCTACATTAGCACAAACGGCATTAGACCCTATCGTAGAATTATTTGGTCTGCCATCTTTTACCTCGTATAACAGACCTGGTGGTCCTATTCATTTTTTAAGTGGATTTAGACGAGGGAGCGGAAAAAGCTGGCATTTAAAAGGATGTGCAATGGATATTCAATTTGTTGGTATCCCAAAAGCAACATATTACAATAGAGCCGTTGAAATAAGAGATAAAGTAAAAGGATGGGATCATATATTATTAGAATTTAAAACAACAGGAACAGGAAGCCCATGGATTCATATTGGAGTTGTGCCAGGTAGAGCAAATGGTAAATGCCAGACTTTTATGAATCACACACCTTTTGCAGATGGTTTTCATAATTTAGCATCTCGTGCGAAAAAGTAAATAAATATATATCATGACAACAGGAATTTTAAATCCACAAGAAATCTCTACAGTACTAGAGTATAACGATAGATATCTTAATACTATCGTGTATTCTGATATTGACTTAAAATTTACACCACACCCTATAACTGGGGATATATCTATAAATGAAGATCTTAATGCAATAAAAAAAGCATTACAATATCTATTATTGACTAAATTAGGGGAACGCCCATTCCAACCTAATTTTGGATCAACTATTGCTAATCAATTATTTGAACCTGTTGAAATGGACTATATCTCAATTGCAGAAGCTATTCGTAGAACAGTTTCAATAAATGAGCCGCGGATAAAAATAGAAGATGTAATTATAATAGATAACCCAAGCATGGTAGGTAACAGACATACTTATCATGCGTCATTAATGGATGATTCAAATTCTATTGATATTTCAATTTTCTTTAAGGTTAAACATTTTAAAGAAACAGTAAAGCTAACCTTAAACCTAAAACGAACCAGATAAAATGTTAGAAGAACAATTAGTCAATTCACTACCAGCCTTTTTACAAGGATCAAAAATCAGTTTTGATTTTAAAGAAATAAGAACTGATCTAAAATCGTTTTTGCAAAACCAAAGTCAATTTTCTGATTATAATTTTGATGCTTCTGGTATTTCTTTTATTTTAGATATATTGGCATATAATGCTCAGATGCATGCCATGACAACACATCTTGGATTAAATGAAGCATTTTTACAATCTGCACAAGCAAGATCCAATGTTGTGTCTGCTGCAAATTTATTAGGATATCTTCCGCAATCTGTTTCTTCCGCAACAGCATCTGTAAATGTTACTATTAATCCTAATACTTCGTCTGTTCCGACATTTTTTGAATTAGAAGCAGGAACTATATTTTCAGGCGGCGGATTAGACTGGTATTCTGTAGAATCACAGACTGCAGAATTTGCTGAAGACGGAAAATATTATTTTTTTAATATAAATTTGCGACAAGGGAATAAAAAGACTGTCAAATATTTTTATGATAATAACATTGATTACCAAAAATTTGAAATCCCTGATTCTGATGTTGATATTTCTACATTAACAGTAAGTGTAAAAGAGTCCGATTCTTCGACATTTATTCAACCATATCTCAGGTTTTCTACATTTAATGAAATAACAGATGCAACCCCGATTTATTTTATCCAAGAAAATTCATTAGGTCGTTATGAAATTTATTTTTTAAATAACGGTGTAGGAATTTATCCAAAACACGGCGCAATAGTAGAATTAACTTATTATCATTCTAACGGTATTCGCGGAAACGGAACAACTGTTTTTTCATTAAACACAAATCTTTTTAATTCAGGGGAATCAATAAGAATAACAACAGTTCAAAGAGCTTCTGGCGGAAATAACAGAGAAACTATCGAATCAATTAGACATACTGCTCCATATCATTATCAAAATCAAAATAGATGTGTTACTTCTAGAGACTATACCTCGGTAATTGTCGAAAATATGCCAGGTGTTGTGGAAAGTATTACTACATGGGGCGGCGAATATAATACCCCTCCAGAATTTGGGCGAGTATTTATTTCTATTAAACCTGTCGGTGGTGATAAACTAACAGACGAACAAAAACAATATATTATTTCTAATATTGTAAAGCCAAAGAATGTTGCAACAATTACCCCATTTATTAAAGATCCAGAATTTATTTGGGTTGGATTAGATATTATTGTAAAATACGATAAATCTAAGACAATAAATTCAAAAGCAAAAATTGAAAACTTAGTTAGAAACACGGTAACTAAATATAACGAAACATATCTTCAGCAATTTTCTGGGATATTAAAACATTCAAGACTATTAAATGCAATTGATAAAACAGAACTGTCTATTCAAAATTCAGCAGCACGAATTTATCTAATCAAAAAATTAACACCAAATCCGTCTATATTAAATCAGTTTTTAATAAATATTCCTTCTGATCTATATCAATCTGAAAACGAGGAATCATTAATCTCATCTTCGCCTATTGTAATTGATGGAAGACAATATTTCTTAGAAGATGTTCAAATTACAGGCGATGTAAGTAGACGACGAGTACAGTTAATCTATTATGACATTTATAATAATAAAACCATTGCTGTTAATAGTATTGGATCTATTAACTTAGACGAAAAACAAATGTATCTTTTTAATTTAAAGCCTGATACATCTTCTGTTATTAATATATATTTCAACCCTAATTCTTATGATATAGTTCCGTTCCAAAATCAATTTTTAAGAATTGATCCTAATGAAATTAAAATAACAGCCGAAAATGATCCATTCTCTGTAACAGGTATAGGTTCATTTGATGGATATATACCAGCGCCAAGAAATAGATAATGGAAAATTCAGACAGATATGCTTTTGATGTTTCACAACAGACTATTATTTCTGTTGCATCTTCAAAATCAAAAAATACACAATTATCTAGAGAAGCATTAACTGTTCAGACGTTTTTGCCAGAAGAATTATTGCCAGAAACTCAAAACCTAATAAAATTCTTTCGTGAATATTATCAGTGGATGAATCAGGAATTTCTTAGCATCTCATCGGATAATGAAAGTCATCAAGTAGTAACAAGTAGAAACAGCAATTCCCTTTATTTAAAAAGATCGCCTGATTCCTATTATCGTGAAAATCAATCAGAAGCTCAGATGTTATTTGACGAAGTAGCCAGAAATTTACCTAAAAATACAGCTATTGATTTTAGAACAGTCTTAAAATATATCATTTCTTTGTATAATCAAAAAGGAAGTGAAGAATCAGTTCAATCATTTTTTAGAATATTATATAACATAAGCGCATCTGTATATTATCCTTGGGATGATGTTTTAATCGCTAGTGATGGCAAATGGGATGGTGAAAAGTTTATTACTAATGACGGATTTTTGTCTGACAGAATTCATCTTCAAGATTCAAATTATTGGCAACGGTTTTCTTATGATATTAAAGTGGGCGCCCAAGAATACAACTGGAGAGATGTCTATGAAGCATTGATTCATCCTTCTGGATTTAAATTTTTTGCGTCATTTATTTTGATTTTGTTTGCCGAAAAAAGATACAAACAAATATTTGATATAATATTAATGAGCGACCAATCTGGGGAAAGTTCGTTTAAAATATTTCTTAATGCTTTAGATCAATTAACACCAATTCATATCGAGACCATACTAGAAATAACATATTTGTTGACATTAAATTTTCTACCATATATAAGAACATTTAATCAATTAGCTTTTTATAATTCGATTTTAATGGAAGAGATAGACGACAAAACATTAGATGAAATTATAATAAATACAAAAAAATATAATATATCATCTGACGTTACTATTGTTCAGATACCATAAAATTTAAACACACAGGTTATTAAATAAAAATGTCAGCATATGTTTCAAAAACTCAATCTGTAATAAATGCAACAAATTTTATAGAAAATTATTCTGCTATAGCAGGAAATTATTTATATCTTGGTATATCTAAAGCTGATCCTTGGAATGACACATTAACATCAACAGAGGATGGAACACCAGCATCTGCTAATGACTCTGAAACAATGCAGAATTTATTCAGAGATGGATTAATTGCTGTTAAAAGAGTATTGGAATCTCAGTTCTGTAAAGTTGTTCCTAGAATTGACTGGCAATCAGGAACTGCTTATGACGCATGGGATGACCAAGAACCTGCATTTTTTGATACTGAATTAGAACAACCAAATTTTTATGCATTAACTTCCGCGCTAGCATTATACAAATGTTTAAGATCAGGAACTAGTGTTTCGTCTGTTCAACCAAATCATACAACAACAGAACCACAAATATATGCTGATGGGTATGTTTGGCATTACTTGTATACCCTATTACCTGCAGATGCGGTAAGCTTTCTAAATACTAGTTTTTGCCCAATACGAAATAGTTCTTCTGCTGGGCATATCACACACGAAGGAAACTGCAAGACCGCATTAGATGGTGGCATTTTTAGGGTCATCGTAACAAACGGCGGATCAGGTTATCTTGTTGCGCCTACTGTTACCGTCGAAGGATTAGGAACAGGCGCATTAGCAACAGCTACAATTGTTGGCGGCATTGTCACAAAGATAGAAATTAATGCAAACGGCGCCGCGTTGCATCATGGCACTGGATATAAAAGCGCTAGAATTGTTATTGGTGCAC